GATTACGATGCTACCCTGATAAACCAGTCCCAAAACGTAAAAAATGCTATTATCGACGTTGTCGATGGAAGTTTAGACAGCTTGCCAAAAGAACGGCTAGTTAACGTTGGTTTAAGCATTTTGAAAAAACAAGATGTAGCGGAAGAGTTTGGCGTCCCAAGCCCAGCAAATGAAAAATTAAAAAATTCTTTGGTAGATATGCCAATAGAAAATTTACGAAGAGGTCTGACAGAAGCTTTACTTGCTCAAGACAGAAGCTTTGAAGCTTTGAGCCAAGCCTTTGATCTAGGATTTGGGGTAGAAAATATTTTGTCTATTGAGTTGGCGAAGAAAGGCATAAAAGGTGCCCAGTACAATGATCGCCTTTCAAGAACCGCGAAGACTGGAAAAACTAAAAACATGGTGGTTTATGATCCAGCGATTATTTCTATTGCTAGAAAATATAAATTGGCAATTCCTTTGGCGGCGGCGGTTGGGGCAGCGACACTTACACCTGAACAAGCTATGGCTCAACAACAAGCAGATACAGTTTCTGAAAAAGGAATAGGGACACTTGATATGGACAAGCCCGTGAGAAAAAGTTCAGAAAAGAACATTAGAAACAACGCGGCTTTGAGCAAACAAATGAGAGAGGCGGGGTTGCCAGTTAACTCTACTGCTGATGCCGCTGACATAGAACCTGAAATCCAAGAGCAGATTGATATAATACTGGATCGCACAGACCCGGAGAGGTGATGTATGGCAGAGGAACAAAGAGGCCGTGGCTCGTTGATGGACAACAACGTACCGTCACAACTGGATGAAGCAGATTTAGAGGCAGAACTTGAGATAGAGATTCCCGATTCCCAAGCTCCTTTGGTTAATCTGTCGGATATTGAGGGTGAGCCTTCTATTGAAATTATTTTAGAAGCCGATGGCGGAGCTACGGTAGATTTTGATCCAACCGATGATCGCGGCACCAACGAAGATTTTTACGCCAACTTAGCCGAAGAAATACCAGATCGTGATCTGGGGGCCATTGCCAGCAATCTCCTTGAGCAGTTTGATGCCAACAAAGCGGGGCGTCACGACTGGGAAGATGCGTATGCAAACGGCTTGGAACTGCTTGGTTTTAACTACGAAGAGCGAGAACAACCCTTTCGAGGCTCCAGCGGTGTGACCCACCCCTTGTTAGCGGAGGCTGCAACGCAGTTTCAGGCGCAAGCTTTCAATGAATTATTGCCTTCCCGTGGCCCTGTAAAAACAGAAGTCTTGGGCGAAGAAACGCTGGAGAAGAAGGATCAGGCCCGGCGAGTTCAGCAGTTTATGAACTACTACATAACGTCTGTCATGGAGGATTACACCCCCGACATGGACCAGATGTTGTTCTATCTGCCGCTTGCAGGGAGCACTTTTAAGAAAATTTACTATGATGAGGCGATGGGCCGTTGTGTCAGTAGGTTTGTACCTGCGGAAAACCTTGTTGTTCCCTATGAAACGTCGGATTTAGACACTTGCGAGAACATTACGCAGGTTGTTCGCATGTCTTTGAACGATCTGAAGAAGAAACAACTTGGGGGACAGTACCGAGATATTGAGGTTTTACCCGGCCAAGGGTCCATTGACGAGGTTCGCAAAGAAATTGACTATGTTGATGGGGTTGAACCCAGCAATTATGACTACGATTGCACGGTTTTAGAGGTTCACGCCAATTTAGACCTTGAAGGGTACGAAGATGTGGACGAAGAAGGTGAACCTACGGGGATAAAAGTCCCGTATATTGTCACCATATCGGAAGATAACGGCCAAATACTGTCGATTCGTAGAAATTACGGCGAAGATGACGAATTAAAGAAAAAAATCCAATATTTTGTTCATTATAAGTTCCTTCCGGGCTTCGGATTCTACGGATTAGGGCTAATTCACACCATTGGTGGCCTTTCCCGCACGGCAACGTCTGCTTTACGGCAACTTATTGATGCTGGGACGCTTAGTAACCTTCCCGCAGGGTTCAAGGCCCGTGGCCTACGGATCAGGGACAATGATGAGCCTCTCCAGCCCGGTGAATTCAGGGATGTAGACGCTCCCGGCGGGGCAATTCGGGATAGTTTGATGCCGTTACCCTTTAAGGGACCCGATCCCACGCTGTTTCAGCTATTAGGCTTTGTTGTTCAGGCGGGTCAACGGTTTGCGACCATTACTGACATGAAAATTGGTGATACTGATCCATCGGCGGCGGTTGGCACGACGATGGCGATGATTGAGCAAGGCTCACGAGTGATGAGTGCAGTCCATAAACGCTTGCATTACGCCATGCGGATTGAATTTAGGATTCTTGCGCGGGTAATGGGTGAGAGTCTTCCTCCAGAGTACCCGTATGCTGTAGCGGGCGCGGATCGTAGCGTAATGGCAGACGATTTTGATGATCGCATTGATGTCATCCCGATCAGTAATCCTAATACTTTCAGTCAGGCACAGCGTATTGCTTTAGCACAAAGTAAGTTAGAACTTGCGACGGCAGCACCCGATTTGCATAACCTGCACGAAGTATATCGTGATATGTACGAGGCGTTGGGCGTGACGGATATTGATCGGATTATGAAAGCACTTCCCGACCCACGGCCCACGGACCCTGCCCAAGAGAACATAGACTCCATGAATATGCTGGAGTTGCAAGCTTTTGAGGGTCAGGATCACCAAGCGCACATCACGGCGCATTTAATTTTTGGTGGTACACCAATGGTTGCTTCTTTACCGCCAATCGCCGTACAACTACAAAAACACGTACTGCAACATGTTAAGCTGGCCGCTCGTGAACGGGCGTCGGTGGCTTATATGCAGAAAGTGACGGAGCGCGAAGGTGAGCCTCTATCGCCAGAAGAGATGCTTCAGGTAGAGGCATTGACGGCACAGTTTGTTGCAGAAGGGATGCAGCAACTTCAGCAGCTTTCTCAGCAGCTTTCAGGCGCGGGTCAGGAAGGACCAGATCCTCTGGTAGCACTGAAAGAGCAGGAATTGCAGCTACGAGCGCAGCGTGATCAAGCGGATGCTCAGATTGATCAAACCAAAGTAGAGCTTAATGCAGAGACTATTGCTATGCGGGACAGACAGTTTAACCAGCGTTTGGATTCGCAAGAATCGCAAACTGCGGCTAGAATAGCAGCAGCAAGAGAACGTGAAATTTTAAAACAACAGGGGCGTTAAAATGGCTAGAACAGTAAAGATAGTGACAAACACTCCCACCAAGTCACCTGCGGCTGTTCCGTATGCCGATATTAAGGGTCAAGGTAGGATTCCTTACGGCACTGCAAAAGATGTTGCGGTTCCGGAAAAAATGAAAAAAATGACGGCCAGAGGTATGGGCGCTGCTGTGAAAGGTGGCGGGTACATGGGTTACTCTTAGGGGTTTACTATGGGATTTTTCACAAGGGATCAAATTCGGGGCAACCAGCCAGAAGCTCCTTCACAGGCACAGGTTCAAGCGTCCATAGCGGCTGATATAGCGGAAGGGCGGCAACAAGCCGCTCAGTATGGTATGCCACAGCGTTATATAGACAAGATTTTTTCAAACGTTGATTCTAGAATGCCTGAAGGCGCTGATACGGTTACTCTACAAAGAACCCCGGATAGACCTGCCAGCCCTCCAATGCCCCCATCTTCCCCTCTTCAAGGCCCTATAATGCAGCAGCTTGATATGTTGCAAGGCATAGGTTCTTTGCCTGATCCAGAAGGTTACGCAGGGGTCCGTTCTATGGCGGAGGGTGGCCTTATGTTTGATCCAGAAAATTACACAACCACTAGTCCTATGGCGGGGGACCCGTTTCAGGGCGTTCGCACTAAAATAATTTCTGGACCTTTTGGTGATATAGAAGTACCGGTCACTGTTGAAGGGGCCACTTATGATAGCTCCGGTTCTATGTTCGACTCTCAAGGAAACGTATTGGGAACAATGCCCATACAGCCGGAAACGTTCGTACCAGTAGAAGATCCGTATGGCTATGGCTCCCCTCTTGGTGGTGCATATATCCCTTCTATTAATGATCCGGTTGGCACTACCAATACCACCGATAACGGCACCACCGATAACGGCACCACCGATAACGGCACCACCGATAACGGCACCACCGATACCCCGACCACTACCCCGATACCCCCCTACATGGGGGGACCCCTCTATGGCGTGGGACCCGATCCCATGCTTCAACAGCAAGCGCCTACCTATCCTTTACCAGCAAGCGAGATTTATCCGAACGTAATTACCCCTGTGGAACGCGAGGCCGTATTCCCGTCTTATGATACTGTTGGTATTCCCCCAATCTCTACAAACCCGTTTTCTGAGCCAGTCAATACGATTCAGGCTCCGCCACCGAGTCCTTTCAGTCAGCAGACTATTTTACCTATGAATTTAGAGGGTAATGACGTAATGCCGGTGAACTCTATTAATTTGCCGGGGGACCCTATGAATTTAGAGGGTAATCGTCGTCCAGCCCCCAATGAGATTGTTGCTTATTACCAAGGGGGTCCAGTACCTTTTCAACAAGGCATTGGTTCCTTTGTTCGATAATGGCTAAAGAAAAAGACCCAAGGCTAAAACGTGCGAAAGTTGAAGGGTTCAACGAACCGAAGCGCACTCCAAACCACTCGACAAAAAGTCATATTGTCGTGGCAAAAGTTGGAGATAAAGTTAAAACAATACGGTTTGGACAGCAAGGGGCTAAGACGGCAGGTAAGCCCAAAAAGGGAGAAAGTGAGGCCGTGAAGCGCAAGCGCAAAAGTTTTAAGGCGCGTCACGCTAAGAACATAGCAAAAGGCAAAATGTCAGCAGCTTATTGGGCGGATCGAGTCAAATGGTGACCCAACAATATGAAAAATATGACCTAGATGGGGATGGCGAAGTAACCGACAAAGAGTTGGAACGTCAACAACAGTTGGTGGAACTGGAATTACGAGAAGAAAAAGCAGAAAGTCAAAAACAAATGGCTTGGCTTGCCATGATTAGCATGTTGCTTTTTTCTATTTTTCTAATGCTTCCAGCCATGCCGGATTCAAGAGTGCAAGCTCTTTCTGATTTACTAGGGTTGTTCTACATAGCGCAAGCTTCAATCGTAGCCGCTTATTTTGGGGCTACGGCTTTTATGAGTAGAAAATAAGGAGCCTTAAATGTTACAAGCCCTCATTGGTCCAGTTACCGGTCTATTAGACAAATTTGTAGAGGACAAAGATCAGAAAAACGCCTTGGCCCACGAGATTGCCACAATGGCCGAAAAACAGGCACATGACGTTGCCTTAGCTCAGATAGAGGTAAATAAGCTTGAGGCCCAAGGTAACTGGTTTCAATCGTCTTGGAGGCCCTTAGTCGGTTGGGTTTGTGCAATTGCTTTCGGATGGCACTTTGTTTTTCAACCACTTCTAATATTTATACTAAGCTATGCAGGTCAGGAAATACCGGATTTACCGGACTTTGACATGTCGTCGCTCCTTACTGTTTTAGGCGGATTATTAGGACTTGGTTCTTTGCGCTCCTTTGAAAAATATAAGGGCGTATCAAAATAGAAGAGATAAAGCTAATGGATGTCATTAACACCCTAATCCTTATTCTGGGTGGGGTGTCCGTGGTTGTCTATTCCCTAATCAAATTACATGTCGATGTGGGACATATTAAAAAACAAATAATAGCTTTATTTGATTTACACAACAAAAAGGATAAGGACTAACAAACTAAAATGATTAAATGGTTAAAACGTATTAGTTTGAAATTCTTTGCTAAGAAAGAAGTTGATTTAGTAAGAGCAAGAGATGCTAAAGGCCAGTTTGTTGGGGATGACAAATCGACTCCTGACGTTAATGAAGCTTACGTTGAAGTTCCACGTGAAACATCCAAGAAAAAATAAAGGGTTTGTGGTAGTCTTTCTCTTATATGTATGGAGTTAGGATGAAAACAAGTGCGGAAGGGATTGCTCTTATTAAAAAATTTGAAGGCTGCGAACTTGAAGCTTATCAGTGCAGTGCTTCCGTATGGACGATTGGTTATGGACACACTGCGGGCGTTCAAGAAGGTGATACATGTACACAGGGAGAATCTGATGTTTTATTACAGGAGGATCTTGAGGAGTTTGAAGCAACGATACAAAAACTTGTCAACGTACCTCTCAAACAAAATGAGTTCGATGCGCTCGTTTCTTGGGTCTACAACCTCGGTGGAACTAACTTACGGAAGTCTACTCTTCTTCAGCGTATTAACGACGATAGTGATAGTAGCCGGGCTGACATTCCTTATCAGATGAAACGCTGGAACCGAGCAGGTGGTAAAGTTTTAGAAGGACTGGTGCGAAGAAGAGAGGCCGAAGCCCTGTTGTGGCAAGGAGAAGACTGTAAAACCGTATAAGGTGTTGTACATATAAGAGTTGATCAGATAAAATCTGACGATCCAAGATTATATGTGTAAATATAAGAATGAATGAGATAAAAACCGCTTCGGCAGTTTTTTCAATCACCAGAGATCGTAGGCAATCTGTTGTAGATTCGTTAATTTACGGAAATGTAAAGTCTATGGAGCAATATCGTGAACTTATGGGCAATTTAGAAGCTCTAAATCACGTGGATCAGGAGTTAAAAGACCTGCTAGAAAAACAGGAGCATGATGATGAGTAAGTCAAAAATAGACCTTTCTGCGGCCCCCAGCCAAAGCGTTAAAGCAGCTACGCTGGAGGATGCATATCAAGAAGAGCCTTATCTTAGACCCGAAAACATAGGCGAAACCTTACTGGAAAAATTGCCGTCACCTACCGGCTGGAGAATACTTATTCTTCCGTACAGAGGTGTAGGTAAGACTACCGGGGGGATTGCTTTACCCAAAGAGTCCGTGGAACAACAGCATATTTCCACGCAAGTAGGGTATGTTTTGAAAGTTGGCGATTTAGCGTACAAAGATCCCGAAAAGTTTCCCATAGGTCCGTGGTGTAAAGAAAAAGACTGGGTGATGTTTGCCCGTTATGCCGGATCACGGTTTTCCATTGACGGCGGGGAGGTAAGGATTTTGAACGATGATGAGATTCTTGCAAGAATATCAGACCCCGAAAATGTCAAACATTACTAAAGGTGACTTATGAATGCTGAAAACGCAACAGAACAGGTAGAACTTGAATTAGAAGATAAAGAAACCGTGGTTGAAGTGCCGGGTACTGAAGAGGAAGGCGCTGAAGGAACCACTGAAGATCAGTTTGACAAAGCAGATTCGGCCACGCAAAAACGAATAAATCGTTTGACTAAAAAAATGCGGGACGCCGAACGTCGTGAAGTTGAAGCAATAAGCTACGCCAAACAAGTGCAAGAAGAGTCTCAACAAATAAAAACTCGCATGAACAGTTTGGATAGTCATTATGTTAATGAGTTTAGTAATCGAGTAAACACTCAACAGCAACAAGCTGAAGAAACTATGCAACGCGCTATGGATGTGGGGGACACAAAAGCGGTTGTAGATGCTCAACGGCAACTAACGTCTTTGGCGATTGAAAATGATCGCGCCCAACAGGCTAAAGTCCAGCAAGAAAGGTATCAACAACAGCTTGCGGCCCAACAACAAGCTCAGTTAAACCAACCGATGCCGCAACAACAACCGCAAACAAAAAGGCCCGACCCTAAAGCAGAACAGTGGGCCGTCAAAAACGACTGGTTCGGTGAAGACGAGGCTATGACGTATGCGGCTTTTGGCATACACAAAAAGTTAGTCGAAGAACAGGGATTTGACCCGCAGTCCGATGATTACTATAATGAATTGGATCGGAGAGTCTCTGAAGAGTTTCCGCATAAGTTTAAAGAACAGAACCGCCGTCCCGCCCAGACAGTGGCTTCTGCTAGTAGACAAACAACAGGGCGCAGTGGGAAAAGACAGGTTAGACTCACCCCTAGCCAAATTTCGATAGCAAAAAAATTGGGTGTGCCGCTTGAAGAATACGCGAAATACGTGAAGGAGTAGGGATATGAGTGAAGAAATCAATACAGTTGATGAGCCTATTAAACGAGCTTCTCGCGCAAATAACACTAGAGACAAAAAGGCTATGCGTAAGCCTTGGAGTCCACCATCTATGCTCGACGCACCACCTGCGCCTGATGGGTATAAACATCGTTGGATTCGTGATGAAGTCCGGGGATTTAGTGATACCAAGAACGTCAGTGCAAGAATAAGAGAGGGCTGGGAGTTAGTTCGTAAAGACGAACACCCCGATTTTGAAGCCCCTGTTGTTGAATCAGGTAGATACGAAGGTGTGTTCGGAGTAGGTGGGCTGCTTCTTGCAAGAATGCCTTTAGAAACAGTAGCTGAAAGAACTGCATATTTTAATTCAAAAAATTCAGATCAAATGGAAGCTGTTGATTCAGACATGTTGCGGGAAAATGCACACTCAACTATGGCGATTGCACACCCGGATCGTCAATCTCGTGTAACTTTTGGCGGTCCACGTAAGTGATGACCGTTTTTTATTGGAGGAAGTAAAATGGCTAATAGCAACACTGCCTTTGGTCTTCGTCCTGTTGGAATAGTTGGAAGTGGCGTAAACTCTACTGGCGTAACTGAGTATGAGATCGCTTCTAACAACACCGATGCTATATATCAATACGGTATCTGTGTACCTCTTGCTGCGGGCGTAATAACCTTTGCAGGAGCCACCGATGGCGGAACGACACAAGCATTGGGCGTTCTAATGGGCGTACAGTACCAAGATTCTGTGCAAAAAAAACCTGTTTGGATTAACTACTGGCCCGGATCGGGATCTGTAAGCGTCGATACAAATTTTCCTGTAAAAGCGTTTGTAGCAGATAATCCTATGCAAATTTTTAAAGTAGCAAGCGATGCGTCTTTAACGGACAGAGCAACCGCGCAAGCGGCTGTTTTCGCTAATGCTTCTTTAGGAACTTCTGCAAGAACGGGAGATAGCAATACCGGAGTTTCAAACTCTGCATTTGGTGTGAGCACAATAGCAACCACTGCAACTTTACCTTTAAGAGTCGTCGGCGTAGCTGATGAAGCAGCAAACAGCGACTTCGCTGCTGCGGGTATACCGTTGTTGGTTCGTCTTAACGCTCATTTTAACTCATCAACAAGCCGTTTCGACTCGCAGACTACTGCGACCTCGTTAGGCATTTAAGGAGGCAGACTAATGGCTATTTCAAGATCGCAATTAGCGAAAGAGCTAGAACCCGGCCTTAATGCGCTGTTCGGCTTAGAGTATGATCGCTACGAAAACGAAGATGCTGAAATCTTTGAGGAAGAGTCTTCGGACAGAGCCTTTGAAGAGGAGGTTATGCTGGGCGGTTTCGCAAGTGCTCCTGTCAAAAGTGAAGGTGGTACAATAAGCTTTGACGACGCACAAGAGACCTATACAGCAAGATATACGCATGAGACTATCGCTCTCGCTTTTTCAATTACAGAAGAAGCTATTGAAGATAATCTTTATGACCGTCTTGCTTCCCGCTATACCAAGGCATTGGCTCGATCAATGGCTACCACAAAGCAAATAAAAGCGGCTGCTGTTCTCAACAACGCTTTTTCTACCAGCAATGGTTTTGCTTTGGGTGACGGCGCAGCTTTATGTTCTGCTTCTCACCCATCCTTGTCCGGTAATCAGACTAACGTATTGGCAGTTGCTGCGGATCTCAACGAGACTTCGCTTGAGCAAATGTTAATCGATATTGCTGGCTTTACCGACGAGCGGGGCCTGAAGATCGCAGTTCGTGGAATGAAACTTATTATTCCTAAAGAACTCCAGTTCATCTCAGAAAGAATTATTAATTCTAACCTGAGACCCGGAACTGCTGATAACGACATTAACGCTACTAAGGCAATGGGTATGCTCCCTGAAGGTGCGGTGGTTAACCACTTCCTCACTGATACGGATGCATTCTTCATTAAAACTGATGCGCCAAATGGTTTCAAATACTTCAACCGTTCGCCGGTTAAAACGGCAATGGAAGGGGACTTTGATACTGGCAACATGCGTTTTAAAGCCCGTGCTCGTTATTCGTTCGGCGTTTCCGATTGGAGATCAGTGATCGGTACACCGGGAGCTTAATTAGCTCTCTATTGAGAAAGGCGGCGCTTGCCGCCTTT